TGTATGCTCGGTCCTATGATGCGTAAAGATGGCGGCAAGATCGAGAAAGAGATTCGTAACGAATCTGAAGAGATCGGGCGCGTGAAGGCTAAGCTTCAGAAGCATGAAATGAAGGCCGCATCAAAAGCGCATAAAGGCCTTAAGACTGGTGGCGTTATTGAAAAGTACGCAACTGGTGGCGTGATCCAGAAGTTCAAGAAGGGCGGACTGCAGGATGACGGCAAGGCAGTGAAGTATCCCAAGGTGCCTGCTACGAAACCACCTTATGTAACCAAGTTTGCTGATACCCATAAAAAGGGCGGCAAAATTATGAAGAAGGCCTACGGCGGCTCGTGCTAAATAGCGGGGGCTTCGGCCCCTGCTTCATAACTGGAGATAGAGATGAGCACCTTGACAAATGTGTTCGCAGCGCATGCCGATGTCACCGGAACAATCTACGCTGGTGCAACAAATTTAGCTGGGTATCAACTTGCATCTGGAGGAGTCGCTGGCGAGATTGTATTCCGTGATGGTGGCTCAGGCGGCACCGTGCGTTTGCGCGTAAATATCACAGCGAATACCGCAGTAATTTCTACGTTAATTCCAGGTAACGGCATTCGATTTACTACAGATATTCACGTTACATTGCCGGCCGGTGCGGCTGTCACCATTTTTTGTGGTTGATTATGCCTGCCAAGAGCAAAGAGCAGTTTCGCTTGATGCAGGCTGTTGCCCATAACCCTTCGTTTGCGAAGAAGGTTGGCATCAAGCCAAGCGTTGGTGCGGAATATACCAAGTCCAATACTGGGAGAAAGTCGTATGAGAAGCTTCCTGAACGGCTTAAGGACGGCGGTCCGAGCTTGTCGGTTGGTCGTGGTGAGAAGCTTCCAGCGTCTCAAGGCGCGGGTCTCACGGCCAAAGGCAGAGCCAAGTACAACCGAGAAACAGGATCAAACCTGAAGGCCCCGCAGCCCGAGGGAGGCGCCAGGAAGCGCTCGTTTTGCGCTCGGATGCAAGGGGTTGTCGATAACGCAAAAGGGCCTGCAGAACGCGCTAAGGCTTCTTTGCGGCGCTGGAAATGCTAAGGGGTAGAGATGACCACATCGGGCACTGTAGGCGATACCGTTATCACGACGCAAAGCCTCATCGATCATGGGGCTCGTCGGTGCGGTAAGTTTGCCGAAACGCTGACAGTCGAGCAGGTCAACGCCTCCAAGCAAAACCTTTATTACCTGCTGTCAAACCTCGCCAACCGCGGGATTCAGTTCTGGTGCGTCGAGCAGACCGTTGTAGGCATGAAGGCCCTGCAGTACGTTTACGACCTTCCTGTGGGCACTGTGGACGTCAGGAACGTCCTGTATCGCAAGACCATGCGCCCGTCGGGTTCTTACACCTCCTCGGCCGGTGGGACCGTCTCAAACGCATTTGACGAGAATACGGACACCATTTGCACGCAGACCTCCCCGAACGGGAACATTGCAGTGCAGTACACGGTCGACACCTATGTGACCATGGTCGGCCTTTTGCCGGGTACTTCCTCGACGGTTAACCTGATCATCGAGTATTCATCGGATGGATCGACCTGGAGCACCCTGAAGAACCCAGGATCAACCGTTCTTGTCGACAATGAGTGGACGTGGTTCATCATCGAGCCGGGTGTTTCGGTCGAGTATTACCGCGTAAGAGCCGTATCTGGCACGCTGGTGATGCGTGAGGTCTATTTTGGGACCACGGTGACCGACATCCCGATGGCCAGATTGAACCAGGACGACTACACAAACCTGCCGAATCGCAACTTTCCAAGCAATCAGCCCCTGCAGTTCTGGTTTGATCGCAAATTGGACCCTCAGGTCTACCTTTGGCCGGTCCCAAACAATAGCTTTGTGCAGATGGTTTTTTGGCGGCAGCGTCAGATCCAGGACGTCGGCGCCCTAAAGGACTCGATTGAGGTCCCGCAGCGCTGGTTTCCGGCCATTCAAGCCATGCTGGCCCATGCAATGAGCCTGGAACTGCCCGACGTGCAAGAAAACCGCATTTTGTTGCTTGAGAAGTACGCCAAAGAGGCGCTTTACGACGTCGAGCAGGAAGAGCGCGACAAGAGTCCGATCTATTTCGCCCCGAATATCAGCCCGTACACTCGATAATGCCAAGATTCCTTGACACTCATGGCAATACGGTCCTCTCGATCGCTATATGCGGTCGTTGCAGCATGAAGAGGGCCTATGTGCAGCTATCGTCGGACCCGAATTATCCGGGCCTGATGGTCTGCGACGAGGGCTGCAAGGATCAGTACGACCCCTATCGACTTCCTGCACGACAAACTGAGAGAATTACGCTTCGGTGGCCGCGTCCTGATACACCACTTGAGGTGACTGATGATGCGCTGATTAACAACCCGTACAACGACGCGATTATTTCGCCCGAACAGGCAAATGTGCCGATAAACGGAAACATTGACGGCTTGGAAGACTGATATGCCCAACTTGCGAATATCCGAACTGCCTACAGCCGGTCCTATTACAGGCACCGAACTGGTTCCGATCAGTCAGAACGGCACGACAGCCCAGACAACCACCGCAGCGATATCGGGTTCAATCAGCCTGAATTATCCGTTTATTACGGTGGGCAACCAGCCGCTATTGACATCAAGCCGACAGATCGGCGTCGGCGCAGGCCTTGCAATCACTGATGGCGGTGCTCAGGGTACGCTTCAAATCGCTCCACAAGGCGCTCTGGCTTCTTTAGTAGCGGCTGGCAATGGCGTCCTTACGAAGTCAGGATCAGTCATTACGCCACGATCGATAGCGGCTTCAGGCAACGGTCTGTCGATCGCTGATGGCAACGGGATCTCTGCAAATCCAACGATTTCTTTGTCGGGATTCGCCGCGCAAATTGCGAATATTACGTCCGGCAATGGCTTGCTTATCCGCACCACGGGTGGTGGCGCAAGCATGGTGTCGATTGATGGAACCGCCAATCAAATCACGCTAACGAATGGCGACGGGAACTCAGGCAATCCTACCGTCAGCATTACCAACAACCCAGTAATCCCTGGAACGGCTGGGATGGTCGTTCCTACAGGAACTACAGGCCAAAGATCGGGATCGCCAACGAATGGCGTCATCAGATACAACACCACATCACAGACCTTTGAGGGCTACGCTAATAGCGCATGGCGAGACTTCTCGCTAACGGGCGGCGTAACGTCATTTTCTGCTGGATCAACCGGATTAACGCCGGGAACCGCAACAACAGGCGCTATTACATTAGCCGGCATCTTGATCGGCGCAAACGGTGGCACAGGCGTTGCGAACACAGGCAAAACCATCACACTAGGTGGGTCACTTACGCTTTCCGGTGCGCATGATCTGACGCTCACGCAAACCGGCGCAACGAATGTCACACTTCCTACCACGGGAACCTTAGCGACCCTGGCGGGGTCGGAAACGCTGACCAACAAAACGATTAGCGGCTCAAACAATACGTTACAGAGCATTGCTAATTCATCGCTTACAAATTCTAGCGTCACATATAACGGGGTAACGGTTGCGCTTGGTGCATCAGGAACCATTACAGCGGTTACGACGGCTGCTGCGACTTTTAACAACAGCGGCTTGGGCGCCGCTTCAGGAACGACGTTTGATGGATCAACGGCTCGAACGATCAGCTATAACACTGTAGGAGCATCGCCTTTAGCGGGGAGTACAAGTTTCACAACGGCTGGGACGATCACGCAAGGGACTTGGAATGCAACGGCTATTGCGAACAATTATCTTGCCAATTCATCAATCACGATCAACGGATCTTCGGTCAGTCTTGGTGGCTCGGTTACGGTCACGGCTACGGCAAGCAATGCTTTAACCATCGGTACGGGATTGAGTGGTTCGAGTTACAACGGCTCGACCCCAGTCACGATTGCGATATCGAATACGGGCGTATCCGCAGCGACTTATGGCTCAGCCTCAATTGTTCCTGTTATTGTGGTTAATGCTCAGGGGCAAATTACAAGCGCCACGGACACGTCAATTGCAATTGCAGCTTCCCAAGTCACATCGGGAACCTTGGCCGTAGCACGGGGTGGAACGAATTTGGCGTCCTATACAGCCGGTGACTTGTTGTACGCATCGGCCACAACGACGCTTTCAAAATTAGCGTTAGGCACACAGGGTTATGTATTAAGAGCCGGAGCCACCGCACCTGAATGGGCAGCGGTTGACGGCGGGGTCTTCACTTGAGATTGAGCAGGAAAGCAGAAAAAGGAGTTTGATATGTCCGCCGTTGGATTCACGCCTAT